ATGGCATGAAGTAAGTTCTTACTTCGTTCCTTTTTATAGGATTCGGTAAGATTGGTGAGCCAAGAGGAATGAAGTCGATCCAACTCATTTAACATGGACTCAAAGGTCATGCGTATGCACCACTCATTTTATCTTCCCAAAATTCATCGTACATTTCCCGAATCTCAATTTCATCTGCTGCCCAATACCAATTGGTTTTAACGTGGTCAATAACATCATCAATATTCTCACCACCATCTTCTATGGCTTTAATGACTGCATTTTCCATTTCCATAGTATAACCATTAACTTCCCACAACATAACGAATCCTTTCTCTCTGATTATTACTAATAGTACCATACTCAGAGAGATTTGTCAAGGAAAAAATGCATTAAGCTCCAGATGCTGATCCACGTAGTTGTGGATATCTTACAGGGGGTGGCGGTTGATTTTTATTCATATAATTGTCATCCCAATTAAATGCTTCCTTAACTACATTAGCAGACAATCCTTTATAAATCTTATGGAGAGATTTATCTTTTGCAGCTACAAGCAACTTTGCTTCAGTATGATGAAGAGCCTCCAATAATTGAATAAACATTGTTTCCCTTCTTTGTTGTTGTAGTCTAGGATTTCCTGTTTTGATATAATGAAATAGTTTTTTTGCTTCATGTAACAATAGTAGATGTTCAGTTTCTTCTGGAGCATCATTAGCAATATATGGTACTTCTCCTTTTGGAAGTTCCCATTCAATTTTTGGATCAAATGATGATTTGAGCAACATCCGTAAACCATCGGAATTGTGTTGTCTTAGAAGTGCAACTTTTTTTTCTTTTGTTTTTGCTTTGGCTACCTTGGCCAAAATTTCTGGAAATAATAAATTCATTTAAAAGTCTCCTATCGAATCAGTAAGGTTCTTTAACCTTTTCTCTATAAAATAATTTAGTAGTTTGCTACGATCACCTTCTGGTGCATTTTGATATTCTCTTAAACAAGCCATATAAATTTCTGATGGCGATTTACTCAAATCTATCAGTTGCTCGTTTCTTTGGTAATTTCTTTTTATTTCATCATTAGGAAGATTCATTTCTGTTGGAGTAAGAATATCTCCCTTCCATTGTGCAATTTTCTTTTTACCTAAAGGACGTTGACGCAACCCTTCTACAAAAGTATGATCAGGCGATAATACGTTTGGTATACCATCGCTGGTATCACCTTTAAGAATATGTTCTGTTAGATATTCTTCTGGATCATGGCCGTTAATCATTTTCTTGGTAATAGGACTGTATTGAGATACATTTTTAAATCTATGTAATTGTATAAAATCTTTATCACCCGAAAGGATCAATGTTTTTCCTTCGTATTCAAGTTCAAGACATACTGCAGCAATTATATCATCTGCCTCTGCACCATAAACTTCTAGATGTTTGTAAGGAAAATATTCTTTAAGCTCTTGTTTAATGTCATTGAGACAACCAAAGATAGCATCCCAATCTAGATTTGAACTTTCTCTGGATTTTTTACGACCAGCTTTGTATTGAGGAAAATGGTCACGCCTCCAATAATGACGAGAATCGAAACAAAGAATTAATTCTCCATATTCTTTTCCAAACCTACCACGATACATTCTCAAAGAGTTAAGTATCATGTGACGTACCATAGCCTCATCTGGCTTGGTAGTCTTATTCATATTCAGATGCATCATCATACTGGCTAATGATATCTGACTCATATCAACTAAAATCATGCTGTCTCTGGCCCATCATCATCTATCTGTACACTAATATATTCTGATACTTCATTTATCAAATCCATGTTTAATGCAGTATCATAGTGTGTATTTTCACCGTCTTTCACTTCTGTAACATCTAATATGTCACCCATGAAACCATGTAAAGGATGTTCATATCCCATACTTCTATATATAACGCTCTTCACAACCTCTATCATAAATCCAATATCTCCATTGAATTTCTCACCAGAGGTATCAAAACCGTTATCTTTAAAGGTAGTTAACATTTGTACCAGAATTGCTTCTGTAAGATCATCTGCAAATTTCAAGTCTTCAACAACTTGCAGGCCATCAACATCAGAAGATTTGACCTTATCAGGCCACGGCCCTTTTACTACGTTTCCGCCGCTTTCGTTTTTTGGGGGTTTCATCTATAACAATACCTTTTTCTTCATTGTACATTTCTTGTGTATACTCACAACCCATATCTGGATAGTAAGTTCCTACATTCCTTTTAGGCATACCGTCTGCATGATATGCCATTGCAATGCAACGTCTTTTAACTCTATGCTCTTGATACTCACCATAAAAGTCATCTACATAATCTCCATCACGTAAGTATTTAACAAGATTACGAATATACCCTTCATGCATACATTGTTTTGCATATGCACCTTTCATGTTTTGCTTTGCAGCTCTACGTTCTTCAGATGCAAGTTCTTTTTGTGTCTTGATCCACTGCTTAACTTTCTTCGGATGAGCACGATGATCATCTGGCAGATCACGTAAACTGTGATGAACACCAGACATACCGTAATCTGGATTCTTCTCTGCACGTTTCTCTCTTGCTTTTTCCAGACGTTCTGCTGCAGCTTGTTTTTGCTCATCAGTCATGGGTTTACGTTTCTTACGAACCTTCTTCTTAGGTTCTACCCATCCACTGTTATCAGTGAGTGCCGTAATTTTCTTTCCTCTAGCCATTAGATTACCTTTACCATCCAGTTTACGATACCATTTAGGAAAATTGCAACTGCAACCGCATTTACAATTATAAGAGCTCTATCATTCCATATAATAGAAACCCACAACCAACCAGCAAGACCTATTAATTGTAAAAACATATTATAGGGATACAGGTCATTTGTTGTCAAGATCATTGCAATGATCAAGACAAAAGAAGAAGCCCACTTTAAATACCAACTTAAAGGATGATGTTCCTTTAGTGGTGTAAGTGTTTTAGAGGGATTTTCATGTTCCTCTAGTTCTGTAATTTCTTCTTTAAAATCCATGCTCATCAAGTCTTTTTTGAATTTCTTTTAAATGTCTCTTTCGACCAGCAGCTTTAGCAAGTCTACGTTTTTCGCCTTTAGTTCTATAATACTCACGCTCTCGCAATTCTGTATAAAAACCATCTTTCTGTAATTTTTTCTTGAGGATGCGTAATGCACCGTCAACATTATTATTCCTGACTTCAATTTTCATAATATTCTTTTAAAATCTCCAATTTATCGTGAGCATGAGCCATTTTGTCAATCTGCTCATCTACTGCTGAAACCAAGTCTGGATGTTCACCTATCCCTACTGGATGTTTTAGATATACATCTACGTTTGCTCTTGCGTGAGCAATTTCTGCTTCATATATTTTCCTTAATGCATCTATCATTATTTTCTCCTAATTTACTGTTGTCATTGTTTTAAAATCAAAAGTGCTTGTAGGATCATATGGTTCAAGTAACACATTAATATAATCAATAGCTTCTTCTAAGTTCCAAAACAAAGCACCAGACATATCCATAAGTGGATGGTCATGTACTCTTACATCATCAGACACAATCACCACTGGTTTCTGCATACTAAATCCCCATGCAATCTCAAATGTCGTACCATAAGATGGTCTACGAGCATTGATTTCTTTTGGAAGATATGCAAGAACCAAATCACATGATTTTGTATCCATATAATTCTTCATAATAATTCGTTTACGTGCCTCTGGATCATCAGCATCTCGTTCTGCACGATAGGGGTTTACTCCTGTAATATTATCAGTGAACCCTATATAACATTTCTGTCTCCACTGATTAATTTCATGATTACTGCAACCCTCAATAGGGCCTGCAAGGTATACAAATTTTCTCATCAATAAACTTCTTTCAAGTACCAATCACCATTCTTTTTACAGGCAGTACCCCTCATAACCTTTTGAGTATTCTTAACTGTAATAGAAGTTTCAAATTCTCTACAATTACCATTCGTAGTTACTGGTGTGTGTGTCACTACTGTCTCTGTCTTTGGATTGTTTAGTACAGCACTTTGACCATTTGCATTATAATGTAATGATCTCTGTAACAACATATTTGCATGAAGTTCATCTACTTTATCTAGATGAGCTCCGATCTCATGTCCAATAACTAAACCACCAACTGCATATGCAGCTGCAACGAGAGGATCACCACCAGAACCAACTGCTGCACCAATAAGAGTACCACCAATTGCACCCATTTTTGCTTTACTAAATCCAGATTGTTTGGGAGCCCAAACACCTTTACCTGGCAGATAATAATCTTTCTCTGTACAACCTGTTAGTGGACTGCACCCAAGAGTGGGGTTGATACCCGAAGGCATCAAACACCCACTTAGAGAGAGAACACAAACTGTGCTAAGCAGAAGGTTTCGCAACTTCTGGTTCCTCGTTACCCTTTTTGATAACATCTTCAAGATTTTTCAGAGACTTTCCCTCATCAGCTTTCTCAGACTTGTAAACTTCTCTTTCAAGTTCTTTCCAAGCTTCATTAGAACGTAAACGAGAGTAGACCATACGATCTTTTCTCATACGATTGAACAGAATCTTTGCAGCTTCCTTATCGGAATACTCCAAAAGAACAAATGCACGATACTGTGTACCAGATGCAAATACATCAACCTCTATAGGATTGTACCCAGCAACATCAACATTTGCAATGACGTTCTTTGCAACCTTCTCAATCTCTGACATTACCGTAGCATCAACATCAGTTTGACCCAACTTAGCCATCCAAGATTTTGTCATGGCTTTGAGTTTACCATTGATACGGTCTGCAAGAACAACCTTTGCGTTCATGGTTGCAATGTCAACTGCAAACTGTAAGTCTGGTGCAACCGCTGCACCTACAGTAAAGATAGAACCTTTTTTCTCAGGCATCTTCTTATACCAATCTGGAATAATAGATACGGCTGCATTTACTTTTCCAGTTTTATAAATTACCTCTGGTGTTTCCACCATAGGTTTTGGTTCATTAGACGCACAACCAGCAAGAACCAGAGCAAGTACAGATACACTTGCCATCAATTTGGTGTTCATTATTTAATCTCCTTCAATGTTTCCACCACACTATCTCTAGCACCACCTGGCTCTAGAAACTTATACTTGACTACAGGTACAACACTTGGATAGTATGTACAAATGACAGCACCTATAATCATTCCCATAATAAATTTAATCATCAGTCAGATTTCTTTTCTTCTTTACCGAAATCAACAACCGATTGGCCCATGTCGATAATGTCTTTACCAACACCCTGAACAGTTTTACCACAAGCAGATACACTTAGAGCCAAAACCATAATCATAACATATTTCATTCTTCACAACTTTCCATCAATTTAACTTTACCAATACTGGTATTCATGTATACTACCTTACACGATTTTTTACTCTTTGTCAAGTCACAATTTAAACTTTTTTCACTTTTTAATGTTTCTGGTATAATTTCACGCATTATACCTTTCTTTGCACGATCCTCAGCATGAGTACAAGCATCCATTTGAGACATATCTGGCCCAAACATATATTCCCCCTTTGATGGATACCATTTACCATCAACTCGAGCTTCTATAGACATAACGCATTTTCGTATGTCTTTTATAGATGGATTGGATTGTATATCCTTGGATACTACTCGTACACTCTCTATCTTACCTTGATAGATAATCTTATTATCTACCTTGTAATCACAAGGAGCATCTGCAAGAGCGGTAGTTGAGAAAAGTAATAGAAGAGGAAGTTTATACTTTAACATTCCTAAGCGCATCAGTGATGATTTGGGAAATTGGAACGATTTCCTTCTCACCATCTTTATCAGTTTCAACCCGAATCAAGCCATCACGTTCCAACATAGTAATTGTGGCATCGACCATATCCTCAGCTAAATTCTCAGTTCCCTTTTTCTTACCGAACCATTCGCCGAAAAAAAAGAAACATACCAGAGAACCAACTGCTAGTACTGTATGTGTTAAAATGTCCATGTTCTATTTATACTACATTCAGAGTAATTTGTCAAGTACCTTTTGCGCCGGGTCGGCCATATTGCATATACCACAACCAATTATTAAACCTACCACTAACTCTTGATAAACATCCTATAAAATTACTATTCCAAAACCAATGTTCATATCTACCAGCTGGCATAAATTGTCTACTCTTTTTACTCATAATTTTTACCCTCAATGCATTTCTGGATCAGGAGGCATTCCTGTCATACAACTTGTTATCATTATAAAAAATAATTGATTTATTTGTATTGTATCCCAAACATTAACATCATATTTTTCTTGTAACCACTCATCTTGTAAAGTGTAAGCTTCCTTTTCAAGTTCACCGTTACATTTTACAGTACTATCTATGTCGTTCTCATATTGCAAATGATGAACTAACTCATGAAATAATACAGACTTATCATGAACTGTGGTGATATCAAAGTCTTTATTCAATATAACTATCTTATCTATATGGTCATATAAAGCTATAGGCCCACGATAATCTATATCCCAATCTTTTCTTGCTTTACAGATATCTTCATTACCATTTGGTATTGGAACTTGGTCACACCCATAGGCATACGCACGTATATCCATAGTGCTTAGATATTTTATATTTGGAATTTCTGGAATACTATAACCTGTGGCATTATGTATCCACAACATCATAGCAAGGATTATCTCTTTCATATCGTATTATTTATGTTATGAAAATGTACCTATAGACGTTGGCCAGTTGAAATCTCTTTTTTGACGAATCCACTTGCGATAATTCTCTAGTCTGTGATCCCAAGCTACGGTTCTTGAACGTGAATTGTATAAGTCTATCATGTGTTGATAATATGCTATAGTCGCACTCATTTATCTTTCTCCTTTTTCCTACAACTACTTATACCAAAAAAGGGAGAATCACTTTTGTTGATTCTCCCTCTCTGGTATGTGTATTATGCATAACTAAAATCTAGATAGAAATCTCGCAATTGGATAAACAAAAGGTAATAGAGACATTGCCATAAAAAGATTGACTCCAGTGTGAGCCATAGCAATTCTTAGTGTATCTCCTTTCGGTATACCATCAGATACTAAAAGACCGGCTAACCAAATGGTGCCGGTTGTTCCAATATTTGCACCTAGCACACAGGCTATTGCAGCTGGTAGTGGTACTGCACCAGATGCCACAAGTGCAATTATTGCAGTAGTGGATAGTGAAGATGATTGCCATAACAGAGTCATGACGATACCACCTAAAAACATCCAGTAGGGGTTATGGATGAAAAAAGATAGATGATCCATATTGCCCATCGACTTCATTCCACCCGAAAACATTTTCAGTCCGATATAAAAAACCACCAGCCCAACGAGGGTGGTGATTATAGGATTTCCTAATTCCATGTTCTTCACCTTCTTTACTAACTTATCAGTTTTTGTCATTTTAATCCACCTCAAACAAAACCGTCCGCTTTTTCATACGGACGGAAATGGTATCACATTATTATTTATTCTTAATATGTGTAATGTAACATAAGTTTAATATTTTGTCAAGGGTCTTAGTGTTGAAACCAAACGTGATATATTAAAATTCCAATGATTATTAGTTTACCATAATCTAGATTCCAAATGGCTGAGTTGCCGCCAAATGTATTCTCCCACCAAATAAGTATTTTGTCCATGTATATACTCCTAATTCCAAATGTATTTATTATCGTATAGTCCATCTAAATCCATTAGTAATAATATCCCAAAATATTAGAAATCCAGCTATTACTAATGCATTACGAAATGCAAGTGACAGAGCATCGTCTGTCTTTTTACGTTTTACTTGTTCTTTTTTCTTATCCTCTAAAAGAGCAGCAAGCTTTTCATTATAGGCTCGTTCCTCTTGTAATCTTCGTATCTTTGTTTGTGCATCAATTCTTTCTTTATTAGTGACCATTTGCTTTATTTTTAATTGCATCAGCAATGATGGAAACCATCTGTTCTTGTTTCCACACATTTTGTTCTTCAACTGCTTTATTATGTAATTCAAATAGTGCTTTAATTTTATCTTCCAAAACTTTTATGGAACTATGCATTTGGGCAACGATAACTATTAATTTAACTACACCTAAAAAAACAGCACCTATAATAACTACCGCTTGTAGATTAATTCCGTCAATCATGCTAACACATTAACCTTTCGTTTACTTTTCTTTTTGGGTGGTTTCTCGTATTGAAGAACTCGTTTTGGTAGGTTTCTTATCTTTGCTATAGGTTCTACCTTGCGACTTTCATTTGTGATTGCTTCCACCATTTAACAATCCCCTTTGACCGTCTTTAAGTTTCTCTACATCAGTTATAATTTTTTCAACGTCTTTTTGTAATCTGGTAATGTTTACTTTATTGTGCATCATGTCACCAAGTTCTGATTGAACTTTCTCTAATTGAGTTGCCATGTGTTCAAGTAGCATAAACTGCTCACTGTCAGCCGGTAGACTTCCCATGTCACCCCTTGGCCATTTTATGCGAAATTCGTTATTCTTTTCTATATCAGTTTTAAGTTCTTTCTCCAGTGCTTCAACATCTGCTTTAACCAATTGCTCAAACACTTCTAATTTATTTAATCGCTCTTGTACACCAAAGTAAGCCCATACACCAAGTGCCACTGCAGCCACGATAGAGATAAGATTACGAATAGGCATTGCAATGGAAGTACTCTCACTTACTGAAACTGGTTTTTCTTCAGCCATAATTTACTCTCCCAAATGCTCCACGGGCAACCATTTTTCTCCATCTTGACCAGCATCATAATGTCGTAATTTTAATTTACCTTTTTTACATTCCCATCTTGTACCATGACTCTTTCCTTGTGACCTCATGATCTTGCGTTTGACTTTAAGACATTCTGCCATACCACCTCTCGGCGTGTATTCTTTCAGCTGTCCACTGATAAACATATGCAGTATCCAGCCTGCAAATACTTTTTCATCTCCTTGTTTTGCGTTAACATTAAAACTATAAACCATGATTGATAAAATTACACCATATAATAATGTTTTCATATAAAATCTCCCAATTATTTACTATTTAGTGTAATAAAGTACTCCGCATCAATAACAACTAAAGGTTTTTGATTGTTACGTTTGATGAAAACTACAGGTTCATAGTTACCAGAGTTTTCAGTTGCTTGTTCATATGCTTTCCATATGTTCAAACTTTCTTGGTTTTTACACTCAATAGAATATGGAAACTTCTCTCTTGCAGCACGAGCCATAATAAGGTCTTCACCACCAGCACCCATACTACGAGACTCTATATCTTCGGGATGAACGTCTAACTGTTCGATAAGTTGATCACGCACCCATTGTTGAAATCTACGACCTTTTGCTTTTGCACTACTAGTTTTCATACCACCAACTAACATATACATATGTCAACCAAAATATACCAATGTATAGAATCCACTTCTCAAAACCTGATGGATTACCACGCTGTTTAGTTTCTTCCCAAACCTCTTTCCAATTTATTTTTTTCACAGTCCTACTTGTTCCCAATCAAATTCTTCAAACCCCTGATCCCTTGGCAGTGATACTGCATGAGCTTTACACTCACCCTTTCCACCAACGTCATTGATAAGAACTCGACCTGTATCTGCAAATCCCATGATTAACATATCATAAGGAATATTGTGATACCTCAAATCTTTCTCTGTTCTTACTCGTTCACTTTCTCTACGACCAGTGATAATTACAATGCGACAACCTTCAACTTCCCATTGTCGCATCTTTTTAACAACGCCAGGGAGTGCTGTGTGATCTCTAGTATGTCCAGCATGAGGTATTATATCGTGTTGATAATCTAAAAGTGTACCATCTATATCACATATTACTGTTTTCATTTACCATCCCATAATCATTTTAGTTTCTTCTGGCACCATATCTAAAGTGAAAGGTGGATCAAAAGTTGTAACTATTGTTACTGTTTCTACACCATCTACATATCCAGCCTTTCTTATATCTTCTGCAATAACGTCTGCAAAACCACAAAAAGGACTTGTCAATGTATGTGTTATTTCTACGCTCTTATCTTTCGGATCAAATGCAATATTATAGATCAATCCAAGATCATATACGTTAATACTAATCTCTGGATCAAAAACTTCTTGAAGTTGTTTAATAATATTCTTTTTTATATTTTCGTTAGCTAATCCACTATAACATTTAATTTCTGGAAATTCCATTATTCTTCCTCTTCCCACTCTATATCATCTTCCAACTCATTAGAAAGGTCTGCACCACAAAAAGTACAGTATAGAACAAGATAATAATTTTCATCCATATTATGTTTGATTTGATACTCTGCTTCACAGGAGTCACATACTATTAGTTTCATACATCATATCTCACAACCACCAGCAACACAGGCTAGTTCTTGAGCACCTATAGTCATATCTGTTTTCTCATATTCTGCAAGTTTTGACCAATCAACTTCTTTTGGCATTTTATTCAACAATACTTCAAATTCTTCTTTTCGTATATCTTGATAAGGTGCTTGTTTATATGTATGTTCTGAAAATGGAAGGAAACTCACACCACTCATCATGTCAAAGTTATCGTACACCCATGCACCAACTTCAAGCCATTCGTGTTCTTTCACTGAAATAGTTACAGATGGTTTGTGTTCACACCATGCTTCTTGATATACCTTCCATAACTTCAGCTGTTCAATTGCTGTCATGTCTGTACGAAATACTGCACCCTTATCTACCTTCATTGGAAAAGAAAATACCGCTGTGTGACTTGGATTCATTACATCATCCTCTACAGGAAATCCTTCATCTGTCATCATTTTTGTAAGTGGGTCTTTCTTGTCTCCACGAACTGTACGAACATAATACGGATTATGTCTTGCATGAATACCAGAAGCTGCATCAACCAACTGACTTACCGTACCAGATGGTTTGACACAAGTAACAGCTACAGATTGATTGATACCAATTTTCTTTGCAAATAGTCTATTAGTTTCTATTGCCTCATCACGTAAAGTGTGTAATAGAGATTCTAGTGTTCCTTCTGTAGATGACATTTTACCATTGAGAAGTTTATTGTCCATAATACCAGTAAGAGAGACTCCTAAAAGTCTCTCTTCTTCGCAATTGTTTCTCCAGACTGATGATACGTACTTGAAATTCACAAGAGTTGATTGAATTGTACCAAGAATAGTGGCAAGTCGAACTTTCTCTATAAGTGTCTCTCTCGTATCTGTAGGACGTACTACAACCTCTGAAAGATTACAAAACTCCCTACTACGCAAAATAATTTCTGAACATGGGTTTGTTCCAAAATCATGCTCGGTATTTCTACGATTACTTTTACCAGCTTGTTTAATTGCACTCTCACGATTGAAGATACCACGCTCACCAGATTTAGACTCATAAAGAGATTTCCATTCATCCATAAATGTACCAATATCTGGTTTCTCTGTATAACAAGCAGAATTATTTGCAAGTGCTCGTTGTGGTTCTGCGTTCCACCACTGTCCTGTCTTAGCGTGTCTCATACGGTCATCAGAGAGGTTAGAGAGACTTATGAGTGCGCTTCTCCTTACACCACCTACCACAACTACCTCTGCAATCTTACAAACAAGGTCATGACATTCGATAGAAGATAGTTTACGGCCAGGTGCATTTTTGAAGATGTTGACTGCAAAGTTAAACAATGCTTCTAGTGGTTCCGGCCCAGATGCTCGACCACCAAAGGTCTTGAGAGGGGAACCGGCTGGACGAATCTTAGACAAATCCCAACGTGGAATCTGACCGATATACAGCATACCGATAAGTTCTTTGAGTCCTTTTGCCCACCCAAGCTTTGAATCTGAAACCGTGATAGTAGTTTCTGTAGTATGAAAATCATCTGCAACGTGTGGTAATTGATTTGTGTGCTGACGTTCCACACTAAACCCTACACCTGTACCATTCATAAGAATATAAAGAATTTCATCAAACGCATGAACACGATTTACTGCAACATAGGAACAATTGTATCCAGCAATGTTCTCTCTCTTGAGTGCTTCACCAGCAGTCATAAGACAGCGCATTGAGGGCATTACCTTTAAATCAAGTACAGCCTCTTCTAGTTCTTTTCGTAATGTATCGGATAGTTTAAAATTATGAAGTTCTTTTAAATGCTCTGTGAAAAAATCAAAATATCTTGCAACTGTTTCATCCCAAGTTTCTCTACGATTTTTATCTGGCAACCATCTTGAGTATCTAGATAGGTGAATAAATTCTTGGTATGATGTTGGTAATTGATTGCTAGGCATTTATCTTTCTCCATGTTGCGAACTGCATTTTAGCTGATACAGTTTGGAATGTGTTTTGTTTAATTATTTCTTGTATCTCTTCTTTTGTATATCCACCAAGTATCATGTCATTTATATCTTTGTGTTCCATACTTTCTGGCCATAAACAAATTTTTCTTCCACTGTTTATGGTTTTTTCTATTAGTTTACATATCTCCTTATTTCTAGGTTCATTATCAAAGACAACTGTTAGTTCTCCATTTGATATAAGACTCCCTCCTATTGACAGCGGACGGTCAAAATCTGCACCACCAACTGCAATACAGTTATCTAGAAACAAACTATCAAGGGGGCCTTCGACAACATATATAGGTTCTTTTTTAGTAACCCTATCCAGACCAAAAATCTTATCTCTATCTTTTAATTTTATAGTTATATATTTTGGTTGTTCTTTTCCAAATGCCCTTCCTTGGTATGCGAATACTTCTCCTTCTTCATCTCTAAACGGTATCAGCAACCTTGGGTGGTCTTTATCCAAGGAAGGAAATTTATTTGGTATTAATCTGTTTGTGAATTTATAGAATGATTCGCAAAGGTAGAGTTCTTTCCAGTGTTCTTGTGGGATTTGTCTATCTGATACAATTTTTCTAGCTGGGTGATCCACTCTAAGTCCGGCGATAGATCGCAAACCTTTAAGTACACCTTTTTTAGAAAACTTGGGAACATCGAACTTGAACTCCGGCTCTGGATTGTTAGTCTTGACACCTTTACGATATCGTTCTATTATATAGTCATCGTAAGTTTTTAAGTCTACTTCTTTGATAAGATTACCAAGAGAAGCACCTACTCCACAATTATGACATTTATAGAATAGGTCATTCTTCTTACGAAATACGAACCCTCGAGCCTTACTGCGATTCTTTTTAGAATCACCGCAATATGGACACCGAAAGTTCCAAAGAAAATCACCCTTCTTCTTAAATTGCTGAAGATAGGGTGATATAAGATTCACGTATTTTACATCAATATAACTTTGCATTATAGTATACTATACTATTCAAGAATAAATGTCAAGAGATATCTATAAATTTATGTAATAAAAATCCTACTACAATAGAACCACCTATGAGAACGTGTCTCCATTTCTCCATAACTCCTATTCTACCGCTCAATTCCTCTCGTATTTTTTGTATCTCTTTATTTTGTGACTCATGTTGTGCAGCTGCACTAATCATTATTTCTTTAGTGTTTGTTGTAACTCTGGAATGTAAATCATCTATTTTAGATAAAAGTTCTGACCTACGACTCTCTATTTGTTTTTCTAGTTCTATACTTGATTCCTCTTGTCGAGCAAGTTTTTCCTCATGGACAGCAAGCATACGATGAATAGAGTTGGAAACATCTGTTAGTTTATCAATCGCAACATCAAGTCTACCGTGAATAATCTTGGTATCTGCAATATCTCTTTTGATAAGCTGAACTTCTGTTTCCAACTCTGTCATCACATTAGCCTGTTTTTAACATAGACCAAATACCCCAAGCCAGTGCGCCCCAAACAACTACAGTTGTTAGTGGGATTGCAAACCAGAGTACAGCAACTGCTGCTGCAACTGCGATTACACCTTGATGGCTAGAAGCTTCTTTAATTCGATCTGCTATCCAAGTACTCATTTAGTTCTCCTTTATTTACCGTCATCTGTATGCATAATTTCTAGTTTCTTTATTCTGGCCTCTAACTCGTCAATGTGTTTAGATACATTAGGATATTTTTTCTTCCAATTCTCTTCATCTTGTAGAACCCTCAAACCCAATTTCTTAGAGGCCCATGTCGAAACATCGTCAATCTTCTTATAGAACCACATACCCATCTTGGTTTGTGAAAACCAACTATCGGCAGCGTTTCCTAAAATACTTCCTGCTATGGCAGATATTGCCCAGAACCACATTTAGAATGCTCCAAACATCAAATATTTAATTATAAAAGAACAACCAGAGGTAGATATAACTACTAATCCTAATGCAGCTATTCTACACAGTGTACGCATGGGTTTTCTTCTGTACATTCACAAGGATCACAATTACATTCTGGATTTTTACATTTTTCATTTGCACAAGCCATTTGTTTACCCCCAATCTGTTTTTGTTTCGCACTTCTCACAACGACACATTTTACAAACTTCTATTTGACCTTCTGGGCCTTTGTTATAAGGTTCCCTTCTGAAATCTTTCCATAGTGAAACACCACAATGAGATTCATGACCGCAATTTTTACAATTACTCATTGGCAGATGCCGGCCAACGTCCGAAAACTCTGACCGCCCAATATGCTGAATATATTTTCCAACTAGAAACTTTTGGATCAGCAGATTTCATACCTAATAGAAAAATCTTATCTGCTAATTGTCTTCCTCTTTTCCAAGATAGTTTTGAAAAAGGAGCTCCAGTATGCCAATATACACGTAAAGATGCATAAAGATGATCATGTATAATTGCTGCACGAGCAACATCCCAAGGAGCAATAAGATTCCAAAGTATTCTAGGAGTAGAGGCAAGATCAGTTTTCATACCCTTCTTACAGGTAACTTTTCCTGTACCCTTTCCAGTATCAACAATATTAACACCAATAATTTTAAGAAGTTGAATATCTTCATCATTTAGTTGATCAGTTTGAAATGATAAAGCCTTTTCCAACACCCATGTCTTAGGTGGTGTAAATTCTGCAACTATCTTAGTATTGAACTCTCCCATTATTTCTCTTCCTTTTTCTTCCTTGGCTTTACTGCTTCCTCATAGTAGATAATAATCTCTTTTTGTTGCTCTAGATATCTTTTGATCTCTGCAATATTCAACGCAAGAGTTTCATAATCTCTTACACTTAGCACATATGCAACTAAAGGATCACCATTCTCTTTTTGAAACTTCTCCTTAAACTCTGCAAAATTATCCTCTGTTACAACCCACCATTTCATAGTGGTGTTCATTCTAATTGGTTGTGGTCTATTCTGTATTGGTACGTTTCTCTCTACCTCTACAGTCTTAACTTCTATCTGCTTTAATTGTGGCCAAGAACTGCAACTACTTAGAACTAGGGTGAGCAGTAATAGACTCGAAACTTTCAAGTACTCTTTTAGATGCATTGTTTATCTTCCTTTCCCAAACTGCTGGTTCTTCTGCACTTACTTTACTTAGGTTTATCTTACGCAATTTTCCCAGCAACTGGTTCTTATATTTATTTGCAGCAACCAATTTAGTTTGTAGTTGATTATTTAATTCTGCATACTTTTTCGCATCTGCTTCAAGAGCAGCAATTGTATTATTCTGTAGTTCTGCAGCCTGTTCTAGTTTTGCACTGTTCTCCGTTAATGTTTGGATACGTGCCTGTGTATCTTTATAATAGTAATATCCACCATAGACAACACCACCAACAAGACCAAGTACGACTATGAGCATATAAACTTTTAACATATGAATCCCATCGTTACCATGTCTAGGTATTTAACCGTGAAAGTATATACTATAAAGTCAAACATCAGTCTACATACATATTCAATTCGTAAGATTTACCTGTATTATAAACCTGTACGTGAAGATTTTGTTTAACTGGTTTTCCGTTCTTCATTAAACCAAGGATAAATTTATTTGTTTTACCTGTACTTGGTTTACGTGGGCCAGATGCAACCTTATCATCAATCTCTTTAGGATCAACTTCAAAACCTCTTTTCTTAACTTGCTTATACGAATGTTGCATAGCAGTAGAATAATCTTTATGATAGATATCGTACTTTTCTCCAAGAGTATATTGTACAACATTTTCTGAAAATTTACTCTGCTTTTTTAAAATTGCTTCTTGACGTTTTACACGAGCAACCTCTAGTCTCTCTCTATGTTGACGATATGCTTTAGTGCGGCCGTCAATCAATGTATCTTTTTTCTTCTTCCTCTTAGACATAGGCATACCTGTAGGATTCATGTCAACATTAACCACACTATTAGCAGGAGCATCTTCTTCCATTTCTGCTCCACTATGAGGATTTACCGTTTTCCATTTAAGTTTCATTTAATGTCCTCCAGACTTACATAGATTTTTTCTTTTGTTTTTGTATGGACTACAGGGAATATTTCTACACCTAAGACTGTATCTATTGGTGGTTCATCCTCAAAAACTTCAACCTTATCTCCCTTTTTAGCCGTTAGTTCATCTTCTTCTTTATTTAGAATATCGTTAACTAGGGTGTATTCTCCTTTAGGAAGAACTTCACCGAAACCTATAACAGACTCACTAATAGAGTCATCTAGTTCTAAACCTTGTTCTTTAAGATATTTTACAAATTCCTTCTCAAACATATCTGGATCATCTACAGATTCTTTAAATGTATCTTTGAGAAGAAACAATGCAGCTGCATAAGTTCCTACCTTAGTTCTAAGTCCAGGCACTTTTGCAAAGATTTTTTTGATATTGAATACGAGTTTGTGAAGAATAGTGTATGCGTTTTTTTCATCTATTGTGTTAAGAGTCGTGGGTTTATTAGTTCCTTGCTGAAGTATCCTATGACCCTTTTCATCAATAATACCCAAATCAAACGCATCAGTTTTTTCAAATGGCGTTGTCAATAATTTTATAAATCTGTAAGTTACAAATAAGTCTATCGCTCTGCCCATATTACAATTTCCTTAATATCTCTAATACTTTTTTATCGGTTACTGTTCCATCTAGTTCATCTTCTCTCAATATATTAAGATACAATAAAAAGGCCTTCAACGTACTCCAATACTCTTTTCGTATTTTAAAGAGTAATAATGTAGCACACGCATCAGGCCCAAACACGTTATTCAAAACAATGATATGATTAAGTATTAATCTTTCTTTTAATACACCCATTTCATGATATTTTCTAAAAAGACGTTTAATATACTTAAACCGTTTCATATCATCATGAAACTCTTTTTCTCCTTCACATTGAGGATTATCATAATTTTTCACCGCAAACATCATTATGTTTGCATTATTAATTTTTTCAAACATTATAAAACTATTTTATTTCTGCATACACTTTAAACAGATGATGTTCAACCTTTTCGTAAGTTACATTTAAACTAAGACCGCCTTCAATTTGATGGGAAAGTCCATCGTCTTTTATAAATTCATCAATCGGCGTATCTCCATCTTTACCAAAACGACCACCCCAAGCAGTAAGAGGCATATCTAAACTACCTTTATCTTCTGAAAGATTAGGTTGACCAAACTGTAATCCCATCAAAGATAATGAATGACGAATACGTTTGATTGCTTCTTCGGGAAGTGAAAACGGGCCGTCTGCACAAATCTTACCAAGTACAGCATTCATTTTCCTTTGTACATCTGGACTTGCATATCCATCAGCACTGGGTTTATCTGGATAATAGTCATGAGATTGCCTATGTTCCCCTATAAATTTTTTAAACTTTTTCATTATTCATCTCCAGAAGGTTCAACATCAGAAGGTAGATCATCGTGTAATCTTTCTTCTAATATTTTTGCCTTTTTTGTTTCTTTTTTCTTTTTAGGTTCTGGATCAGATTCACCAATAACTTCTTGTAATATTGGTTGTCCACCTACTCCATACCTTATAACTTCTTCTGCCACAGTATTTCTCCTAACATTGGGGGGTACAAGTCTGTACCCCCCTATAGCGTCATATTATATTACGATACGTCTTGCGTACCAACAACATCTGACTGCACCTTGCCAGCACCATAAGCAGTAATAGCCCATGCTGAACCTGTCCAAATACAAGTGATAGATTCACCAATTGCTTGAAACACTACGTTTGCAACTGCACCTACAGAAGTGGTAATTGCAACTGTCGTAGTACTGGTAACACCAATCGCAAGAATGTGTTTAATTGCACCAGAACGTGTTCCATTAGGAAGTGTATACGTTGCGGCTGAACCACCAGTGTTCAACAACGTAACACTGGTATCAACTGAAATATTACCAGTTGCTGTCAATGTCTCCGTAGAATTGTATTGATGAGGAATAGTGTTCAGCACACTAATCTTTTTATTAACAGGTGTTCCTGCTGCATCATCAATTACGTGAAATAAATCTGCTGTTGCAAGACCTGTGGTTAAGTCTTGTAGTGCAGTAATTTTCTTATCTGCCATTTAAGTTCTCCTTACTTATCTAAACCCTTTTTATTGGGGATGCTACTGACGGCATCAGTACCGTCATCAAGTTTTTGAAGAAAATCATCACACTGTTGGACAGCACCGTTAAGTGCATGACCTAAGCCACGAGCGTCTTCAAGCGCCTTTTGTAATTGACTTTGCTGTTCAGCGTTCTTTTGCATATCTTCCAACAAAGCGTTCTTACGTTCTTCAATAGATTCTTTAGTTAACATTATTATCACTCCAATCTTAAAATGTTATGTCATATTATATATGTATGTTATTCTTACGCATCCTCTACAAATGCGATATCTTCAAAGTCACCACTGATACTAGAAGCAGCAACAAGTGTTTCATATTGAACACGACCAGCACGACCACCAGTACCAACTGTTCTCTTAACCCAACCAACATGGAAACCAGTTTCAGAGTTTGCACCAAAACCACCAGCACCACGATTCGCAGTAGCAGTTGCTTGTGTTGCATCAGTTACGATAGTAAAGGTTTGAGCATTATGACCAGTACCAATATCAATTGCAGTTCCACCAGAAGTAGCAGCAATCTTAAAGGTATTATCAGTTTTATCTCTAACAAACACAGTTTGGCCATTAGTTACATTACTCATCAAAGTACCGCCACCAACTTGGTTGTATGTAATTTGATCTGTATCTGTTAAACC